ACGACAACGTGCGTATTGGAATTGACAAGGAACTCAGGCGAGAGCTAGGCGCGTTTGTGGTCCGAAACGATGGCAGAGTGGCGGCAGACGACGGAGAATACGACGATTTGGTCATGTCGACGGCAATCTTCGTATATGTTGCCGAACAGAACCTGCCAAAGGCCACATCTGAGCCTATTGATGAGGTAGACACGGTAACCTTCAGCGTTAACCACATCTGGGAAGAGGCAGAGCAGGTGTGGAGGCGTCAGGAAGCAACGTCTCGTAGAGAGACGCGCGATTGGAGACGGTTGGCATGGCGGTAGAACTTGAGCCCTACACCCTGACGCAGAAGCAGAACCTTGTGCGCCACGCGGTCGGCGTAATGGACCAGCGCCACCAGCGTTGGCGTTTGCTTGAGAGTATTTACCGAAGCGGAAAGTCTGACTCGTTCCGGCCCGAGGACGCGGGAACAATCAACGACCTGTTCCCGAGCCTCGACGGCCACTCTATTAACCTTATTCTTCCGCACATCAACATTATGATGGCCTCGGTTGTTTCCCGTGAGCCTCAGTTTCTTGTCACGCCAATTGCCGGTGGCCAGGAAGCTGAGAAGGGTGCCGAGATTGCGCAGGCAATTGTCAATTACTTCTGGCGTCGACTGCGCGTTACCCGCGAGCTTCGCGATGCAACGGCGGACGCAATCAAGCTTGGCTCTGGCTTTGTCAAGGTGGGCTGGACGCACCTTGAGCGCGAAGCGGAGAAGGATGAGCTTGCTTACATGGAGGAAGTTGCGGACGAGTACGAGCGCCGCCGCCTTGACTCCATGCTTCGGGATGAAGAGTTCAGCGACAACATTGAATACTTGAAGAAGTCTGTTCCGACTTCGTACATGCACGTTATCAAGTCCGAGCCTTTTGTTTCTTACGTTTCTCCGTACGACATCTTCCTGCCTCAGAATGCTCGTCGTATGGAAGACACGCCTTGGATTGTCCAGCGCATCACGCTTCCTGTTGACGAAGTTCTGGCCAATCCCGAGTTCGACGTTGACGAGAACTCCATCGTCCGCGACGGGTTTGGGGTCAACCCTGGCGACGAGTACCAGGCGGAGTGGCGTCGTCAGGCAGACGAAGCGTACGGCGAGCACCAGAGCACCGAGGCGCTTGACACTGCAACGTACTGGGAGTTCTACGACATGCGCACGCGCGAGCTGTGCGTGTTCCAGCTTGAGTCCGCAGAGCCGATGTGGATGGGCGAGCTGCCATGGGCGCACCGCTACCCGCCGTTTGTCCACATTCGCAACTTTACTGCTACAGGTAACGACTTCTGGGGATTTGGCGACATTGAGAACGTTGCCAACATCCAATCGCTGTTCAACGAGTTCCTGACGGAGCAGATTGAGAACGCGCGCCGGTCCGGCCAGAAGTACCTGGTCCGCAAGGACGCAATGACGGACGAGCTGATGGCGGCTCTTGAGTCGTCTGAGGCTGACGTGGTTGCCCCGGTCGACGTTCCGAACGGTGAGCCGCTTTCGGAGATTATTGTTCCGGTGTTCCGTCAGGCGCTTGCCGGCGACATTTATGGTGCTAAGGCTGAGCTTGAGAACTATATGCGCAGCGTTATGGGCATCAACGACTTCCAGGCTGGTGGTCTTGGCGCGGACCGTATGTCCGCTACCGCCGCTGCGGTCGTGGAGGGTGTTGCGACGCTTCGCGCTCAAGACAAGATTATGTCTATTGAGGATGCTGCTTCGCAGATTGGCAATCTCATGGTCCTGCTTTGCCAGGAGTACCTTGACGAGCCAACCGCCATTCGAATTTCTGGGGACGAGGACGCAGTCTGGGCCGAAATTTCCAAGTCTGACATCTTTGGCGAGCACGCCGTTGCCGTAGAGGGCGGTTCGCTCCGCTCGCTGAACCCTGCAACGCGAGAGCAGCAGGGAATCCGTCTTCTAAACGAGGTCGTGCCCATTCTGACGCAGTTTGGGTACGACCCACAACCTGCAATCCGCAACGCGCTTAGGGCTCTTGGTTACCGCCCTGACGAAATTCTCATTCTTGCGCCACAACCTGCACCATCTGTGGAAGGTTCAGCTGGCACTGACCCGATGAGCCAGATGGAGGCACTTGGTGGGCCACCCGCGGCCCAGCAGGCACAGTTTCAAGGAAACATAGGACTCTAGGAGCCAAGATGTCAGTTGACCCGATGATGCTTCCGCCTACCGGCGGTAATGTTGATGCCATGGCGATGCAAGAAATGATGGGCGGCGACCCCGCGATGGGTGCCGGCGGTGAGGACGAGATGGTCCCCGTCATGGTCCCCGCGTGGACCGTCCCTGCCGTGGAGGAGCTGATTGACCTCCTGATGGCTTCCGAGGACGCCGAGATGGCCGGCGGTCCCGAGATGATGATGTAGCATCGCCAGGAATTAGCCCCGCTTCGGCGGGGCTTTTTCTGTTATGTCCAACGATTGCCACAAATGTCTTTTATAGATGACCGAACAAGACCCATAGGAACCGTAAATCGCGGCAATCTAAAGGGTCATTCGATGGAGTGAAACAGAATAATGGCTACCGACATTCAGGAAGCGTTCGAGAAGTCAATCGCTGAGCTTGGATTCGAGTCCCTTCTCGACGACGTCTTGGTCAGTCCCGAGGCAGTCGAGGAACAAGAGCAGTCAGAGGAGCCTGAGACTGAGGCTACCGACGACGATGTCAGTGAGGATGATGTTGCGTCCGATGACGAGGCTCTGGAAGACGAGGTCGAAGAGAGCGATAACGATGAGGTAGACGCAGACGATGTGCCGTACGTTGAGGTCACTGAGGGTGCGAAGCTAAAGCTTCCCGATGGGACCGTCGTTGATGCTTCTCAGGCAGTTCTGCTCCAGGCGGATTACACCCGCAAGACGCAGGAGCTGTCCGAGCAGCGCAAGCAGCTTGAGGCCGATAAGGTTGAGGTCGAGCAGGCTGGTAGGCAATACGAGCAGGCATACGGTCAGATGCGAGAGTGGTACGAGGCTCGCGCAGCCCGACCGGCTGATTGGCTTGCGGAGATTGCTTCCCAGACTCAGGACCCCACCTCGACGGTTGCTCAGGCGCTTTACGCGATGTCCCAGCAGGGACTGCTTGACCCCAAGTTCGTCGAGACTTTTGGAATCGACGCAGGAGAGGTTGCGCAGGTTGCAAAGGGTTCGCAGGTTGAGTCAGAGCTTGAGGAACTGAAGCGCTGGCGTTACGAGCAGGAGCAGGCAACCAGGCAGCGTCAGGAAGTTCAGAGCCGGGCAGTCGAGTACGAGCGTGAGTGGGAGCAGATTAAGGCTTCTAACAGTCTCGTGTTTGGGGACCGGATGTCTGAGATTGACGCGAAGAAGGAGCTTCTCCAGTTCGCTCTCCAGAGCAACATGACTCGTTCTCTTGTCGACGCTTATGACCTTATGACGGTTAGGAAGCCGAAGCCTGTTTCAAAGCAGCCTCAGCCCGATGCTGAGGTCACTGCTAAAAAGCGTGCTTCGCGAGCAGTCGCTACAAAGTCGGCAGGTGGCACACCCCCGAAGGTGAAGAAGAACCTCACCACTCGGGACGCCATCCTGGCGTCAATGCAGGAGATTGCCGGAGCCTAAACCCGGAGAGTGACAAATGGCACTTGGAGCAGCAGCTTATACTGAGCTCGTGGCCTCAACCCTTGAAAAGATTGAGCCGCAGCTTATTGACCAGATTTTCACCAAGCACCCGACGCTTGACATGTTCAAGCAGTACGCGAAGTCGTACACGGGTCGTTCGCTGGTTCTGAACATCGAGGCCGCTGAGGACGACAACACCGTTGTCACCGACGCGTCCGGAACGTTCGCGACCACCGTTTCGCCCGAAATCATTGGTGCAGCCGAGTTCAACTGGTCCAGCCCGTACGTCTCGAAGATTCGTGTCCAGTGGGCCGACCTTCAGAAGAACTCGGGTAAGGAAGCCATCGTTGACCGGCTGACCGCCCACATCGAGAACGTCAAGAAGTCGCACGCGAAGCGTATCGTCACCGGCATCCACAAGGCTGCTGCGTCGGTCGGCGCTGGCGAGTTCAACTCTCTCGACCAGATTGTCGGCACGTCCGCCGACACGGCGACCGTTGGTGGCATCACCGCGGCCGACGCTACCCACTACTGGAACGCTACGCGTCTCACCATTCCGGTCTCTACGGAGGTTGGCGGTCAGACGATTCGCAAGGCTTTCCGCACCATGCGCAACGAGCTGATGGTTAGCACCAGCAACGACGCGCAGGTCACGCACATCATCGCGGGCCGCAAGGTCTTCGAGGAGTACGAGGACAGCTTTGACGACAAGGTCCGTTACCTCGTCACCACTGGTGACGCTGGGCAGGGCCAGTTCCGCATCATCATGGACGGGGACATCGAGGTTCGCCTTGACCCCGACTGCCCTGAGGACCGCGCCTACTTCCTGGACGTGAACTCGTGGCGCTTCGGTTACCTCAACGGTAACTTCATGAAGGTGCAGCCGGCGCAGACCATCGTCGGGACCCTGGACTTCGTGACCCCGGTCGCGTCGGTCCTGTCCGTCGGTGTTAACAGCCGTCGCAGCAACGGCCTGCTTATCCGCACGGGTGGCGTTTACGCTCCGTGATTTTAGCTAGCCATTAGGCTTGGGGGTCGGGGAAAACCCCGGCCCCCTTGCCTTTGGCTAAAATGGGCCACAATCCACACTAGAGGTGGAGCGTAATAGGGCTATCGTGCGAGGTGATTTGTGAATCTTTCGGCGCTAAGAGACCGTGCGCGGGCTCTTTCTGGCATTCGCCTTCAAACGCTTCGCTCTGATGAGCAAGTCGATGTAGTTATTAACGAGGCCTACCAGGAAGTCATTAACCTTTCCCAGTGGCCATTCCTGCGTGCTTCTCAGCAGATTGCGGTTACCTCTGGAGTCAATAGTTTTGAGACTCCAAGTGGATATTCTGAAATTACGTCAATTTCATATACGAACGATGGTGGGGACAGCATCCGCCTTCAGTCTACGACTGTCGACGAGATTGACCGACTCCGCGATGAGGACGGCCCTGAGCCGTTCCTTTACGCCCGAGTCACGGACCGAGAGTTTGTTATATGGCCTACGCCGAACATCAATCTGACGCTCCAGATTCGGGGCAAGCAGACGGTTACAACTCTGTCGGCTGATTCCGACGAGCCGGTCTTCGACGACCAGTTCCATCCTATGCTTGCTTACCGCGCAGCCTCCCGCATGCTTGCCGAGGAGGGCGATGACTCTGGGCGCGCTGAGTTTTATCAACAGGAGGCAAATACTTTCTTTGCCCGTATGCAGCAGTTTTATACTCGCACCCCGGATGCTTCCTTCTTTGTGATGGGCGGGCGTCGCAGGCGGCTTGCTGATGGCTATTGAGCAACGAGTTCTTGCTGACTTCAGCGGCGGCGAGATTGCGCTGAGGTCTGCGGTTGAGGCGGCTGAGAACCAGTGGCTTCTTCTTGAGGGATTTGTTCTTGACAACAATCGTCGTCTACGGTCCCAGTGGGCGGGAGCAACCTGGCCGGTTAACCTTGGTGGCGGCTAATGTCTTTTAACATTGAAGACTTCGGGATTGTTTCAAACCACATCCTTGCCGTTTCTGACGAGCTTGGAACCGCTGGTTGGTACATTGCCGAAATGCCGGACGACTTGACAGCGCCTACTTGGCAGCTGCTGAGCACGCCTGACACTAACGGCCAGCTTCGTATTATTGGGCAAATGGCTTATCAGGTCGACGATGCCGGCGACGTGTTCTGGGTCGATGCGCTTCTTTGCAATTCGTCAACTATTCTTGCCGTAAACCCATTTATTGTTTACATTGACCCACGAACAAATACTCCTACCGTTAAGTCTTGGACAGATAGTTACCCGAACGCAGAGGGGGGAACGTCTAACTCAATGCCCCACGCAGGTCGATGCACCATGTGGGGAGACTTCCTTGTTCTTGGGGACATCAATTGGAAGGCAGACCCAGACCTTGCTTTTAATTCAGGCAATCAGTCTCGTTACGGTCACGGTCTTTGGTTTTCAATTCCGGGCAAGACTGACACCTGGGACCCGATTGACACTGTCTTTACTGGGCAGAAGGGCGGAGAGAACGTTATTCAAGGGATGTTCCCGCTTGAGCCTGGTCTGCTGACTGTCACCAACACCCTTGTAACTCTGCTCCAGGGCTCTCCCGACGACTTTATCTACCGAGAGCTGCGAGAAGGAATCAGCAACTGCGGTCGCAACGGGGTCGCAAAGTGGGCCACTAAGGGTGGGATTGTTTTTGGCAACGACGTTGGCGACGTTTGGTTCACCAACGGCGAGTCGTTCCAGCGCCTTGATGAAGCAATTGAAATTAATTCCTTCCAGTCTATTGCAGCATACGGCGAATATCTTTTTGTCTCAGAAACTACGGGAACCAAAATCTTTAGGCTTTACGAAGAGGGCGGTGGCTGGACCAGGCTTACTGGCGTCTCTGGTTTCTCTAAGATGCAGACTACGAGCAGGTTTCTTATCGGGATTGAAGCAAGAGATGCTGGTGGTTCGTTTCTTCTTGACGACGCAACCTACGGCCTTCTTGATTCCGAATATCTGCTTTGGTTCCAGGACAGGCGGCTAACTGCGTTTGATTTTGAAAGCGCAAACCGCGGAATCTTTAACGAAAAGAAGCTGCGTTCTACTATCCGCTCTCGTCCCCTGCCTGGGCTTGGGCACGAGGTCCGATTCTGGCATCGGTTCGGGGTCAGGGCGAAGGGCACGGGTGCCGTCGTAAAGGCAATTTCCCGTCCGTCCTCGGACGCAAATGAGCGTGGTTACGACACCCGCCTGCGCGGCGATGTGCGCCGCAGGTTTGATTATGTCTTTGATGCGCACGGCCCGTCCCTTGAGGCAACGTTTGATGTCGAGTTCGATGGCGACGTTTCTGTCGAGCACATGACAGTCTGGGAGCACGGTGGAAGACTCGACAAGTAAGCCGCTAAGTAGGACTTACGGCATCCCGGCTTCCCGCTCAGGTTCTGTAAAGAACAATGAGTCGGAAATTCTTTTGCTGAAGAAGCGTATCCGCATTCTTGAAGAGCGCTTTCAAGGGTACGTTTACACCGAGACCGCCGCAACCATTGACATCATCAACACGTCCGAATGGGTAGACCTGCCCTACACGGGCACGCTGGACGACACGAGCGTCGGGCTAGAAGCGCTGACCGGGAAATTGGGGCTAAAGAATATTTCCTCGAAAAATTATCTAGTTCGCGTACAGGCCACCTTCGACGGGGTGAGCCTTGGCCCGAACGAGGAAATGGCTCTCCGTCTGGTCTTGAATGGTACGAAGATTAACGGGGCCGAATGTCACGCAACGGGTACGGCGAACGGGGTGATTGCGAAGTTGAATTCGTACGCGCTCGTGTGGATGGAGCCGAACGACGAGATTTGGATGCAGGCCGCAAACTTTACGAACAGCGGGGATATTGACTTTGAACGTGGCAAGATGGTTATTTACCGCCTTGCGGGGGTCAACTAGGCCACGGCCCGCCATATGGGTAGAGGAATAAGGAGTTGCCCGTGAGTACGTTTGCTGACTATTCTGCCGCCGTCTACGACGTGCGCATGACTCAGGGCGACACCTTTTCTGAGGAAGTTCTTATGGAGGATGGCGACGGGGACGCTATCGACTTGACCGGGTACACGTTCCGGTCCCAGCTGCGCCGCACTACTGACGGCACCGTAATAGCTGAGTTCGCTATGTCTACGAACCTGGCCACTTCTACCGTTACCCGGACTTTAAGCGCAGCAACCACCGCTGGCCTTAGCGGAACTTACGTCCACGATTTCCAGTGGACCGACCCGTCTGCCAGGGTCCGAACCCTGTTCTCGGGCGAGTTTGAGATTGAGCTTGAGGTCACGCGGTGAGTAACGTTCGTACGCTTATCACGGTTATCAAGACGACTACGTCGTCTGGGGTTAGCCAGCCGCGTTCGGTGGTCGTCAAGATTCCCGGCCCGCAGGGTTTTAAGGGAGACACGGGCGACACGGGTGCTCAGGGTCCGCAGGGTATTCAGGGACCGGTGGGCGCTACGGGTGCAACTGGCGCTACAGGTCCGCAGGGTCTTAAGGGTGACACCGGCGACATTGGCCCTCAGGGTATCCAAGGTATTCAGGGAGAGACTGGTGCTACCGGCCCTCAGGGGCCTCAGGGCATTCAGGGTGAGACTGGAGCTACTGGCCCGCAGGGAGAGACTGGCCCGCAAGGCGAGCAGGGCATTCAGGGTATTCAGGGCATTCAGGGAGATACAGGCGCAACTGGGCCACAAGGCGATACTGGCCCGCAGGGTCCGCAGGGAGACCAAGGTCCGCAAGGCATTCAAGGTATCCAAGGCGAGACTGGCGCGACGGGTCCTCAGGGCGACACAGGTCCGCAAGGCCCGCAGGGCATTCAGGGCGACCCCGGCGAGGGCGTACCGCCCGGAGGCACCACCGGTCAGGCGCTTGTCAAGGTAGACGGAACCGATTACAACACGACGTGGACCGAACCGGCAGCCGGAGCAAAGGGCGGCGGCACCGACAAGGTTTTTTGGGAGAACGACACGACCATCGACACCAACTACACGATTACGACGGGGCAGAACGCGGGAACATTTGGTCCTGTAACTGTGCAATCGGGCGTTACGGTGACGGTGCCGGTCGGCTCGGAATGGACAATTGTATGAGTAAGGTTCGCTTGTATGGGTCTACGTCGGGGTACATCGAACTTGCGGCTCCGGCTGTCGCGGACGATGGGACGCTGACGTTGCCGACTGCTGCGGCAGGGTTCGGCAAGATTCTTCAGATTGTTTCCGCAACAGACACAACTAATCGAACGACGACATCGGCAACCTCCGTGGATGCCGACATCTCCGTCTCTATTACGCCGCTGGACGCAAGTTCTACGATTTACGTTATTTGGAACGCCGAGTTTGGCGCATCACGCACGGCCTCATACGACGGCACCGAAGCGTCGATTACAGACTCATCCAACGTCGAACTGACCGGAGCCGAGTCGACGCCGGTCGTCCTCCGCCACGACAATAGTAACTGGAACCCGGCCTATCAGGTTGCCACGCTTATCGGCTCGGTTTCCGCAGGCTCAACTTCGGCCCGAACGTACAAGGGCCGTTATCGGCTGTCTTTTACCACAACCGGAGGCCCGACCTCGTACATCGCCAACGCCGCCAAGACTGGTTTGATGATTGCTATTGAGGTTGCTGCCTAACCGGCGGAAAAACAAACACACTAAACAAAGGAAACAGCAATGGACATCCCAGCAATCCTTACCCACCTGCACCCCGGTGCCGAGTGGTCCCTGAACGGCGACTCGTACGACGGTCTTGACTGGCTGGCCGACAGCCCGAAGCCAACGCTCGACGAGTTGGAGGCGGCGTGGCCGGCCGTGCGTGACGCCCGTGCGTGGGCGGAGGTGCGTGCTGAGCGTGACGCGCTGCTTGCTGCGTGTGATTGGACGCAGGTTACCGACGCTCCGGTGGACGCGCAGGTGTGGGCTGGTTACCGTCAGGCGTTGCGGGATGTTCCGCAGTCTGCTGGGTCTCCGGCTGATGTGGTGTGGCCGGTGGAGCCTGCCTGATGAGTTTGTCGCTGGCGGGTGATGGGACACTGACGGGGGTTGACCCTGCCCTGTCTGGGTTTGGAAAGACTCTTCAAGTTGTGCAGACGGTGAAGACGGACACGCAGGTCTCATCTACCGCATCGGGGGCCACGGCTACTATTTCCGGGCTTTCTGTCACCATCACGCCAACGGCGTCAGCGTCGAAGGTTCTGCTAATTCTAAGCCTTTCGATGAATTGGCAGGGTGCCTCTAACGGCAGCATCAACATTTTGCGAAACGGCACCCCTATCCAAGTTGGCGATGCGAATGGGTCTAGAAGCCAAATGACTGCCGGTGGTTCTTCCGACGATGCGACTAGGGTTATTAGCGCAGTTAGCGTGACCGTTTTGGATAATCCCGCTACTACGTCCGCAGTCACTTACACCGTGGAAACTCGCAACGCTGAAACCGCGACCCGTGTTCTTTACATCAACCGGCCAGAACTGGACGATAACGCCGCTTACAACTCGGCAACATCGTCTTCGTTGATTGCTATCGAGGTGGCAGCATGAGTACCCTCAAGACAGTCAACCTTCAGAACCCTAACTCGGCGTCTGTGAACATCGAGTTGGGGTCTGATGGTTCGGTGGTGTTGCCTGCCGGGTTTAGCGGAGGACTCGGCACCAACGTTGTCCAAGCAACGACACGGACGACATTCACGACCACATCGTCCACGTTTGTCGACGTTACCGACCTTTCCGTAACCATCACACCGACAAGCGCGACCAGCAAGGTTCTCGTCATCGCTGCGACGAACATGACGGATGACGTCTCTAGCACGGGCTGGGAGGGCCGTATCGAAGGCGGCAACATTCCGACCGACTACTTTTGGAAGGGTCGGACTCTTGGGCAAAGCGCAGGTGACTACACGGCGTCGATGCTTCTCGCTGCTCCGATGATGTATCTCGACAGCCCAGCGACGACATCCGCAACCACTTACAAGGTGCAGGTGCTTGGTGTGAGCGGAGCGACTGTGTACGTCAATAAGGCGAAGTACATTGCCACCGCAGGCCGTTCGACGCTCATCGCTATCGAGGTGGCAGGATGAGTACCGCTAAGACGGCGAGTAGGCCACAATCACGCCTAACAGTAGGCAAGGAGACTGACTGATGGCACTTCCTAAGACGTTTACGGGCGGCGAGCGGCTGTTCGCTGCCGACCTGAACGACAACTTTGAGGCGCTGGATTCTGCTATTGCCGTGGTCCAAGCAGACGTGGACACCAACGAGGCAAACCTTAACGCCTCGAACCTTAACTCTGGCACCGTTGCTACGGCGCGTATGCCTGCCGGTTCGGTGCTTCAGGTTGTTTACGCCAATACAAACACGACCGTTTCTTCTACGTCTACGACGCTAATTAGCGTTGGGCTGTCCGCGACGATTACTCCGTCGTCTGCGTCAAACAAGATTTGGGCAACTTATTCTCTTGAAGTTGAGGGGGATTCTGGAACGGATGATGACAATACAATCCGTGCGGCGCTTGTAAGAGGTGCGTCTGAGTTTGTTGTGTCCCACATAAGTGACACGGACAACCTTGGACGGGAGCGTGGGACCATCGTGGGAAGTTATTTGGATTCTCCCGCAACGACTTCTGCTATTACTTACGAGGTTAAGGCGGCGCAGGGCAGCGCTGCGGATAGCAGAAATTGGAAGGCCCAGCCGTTGGGTTATTCCAGCCTTACGTTGTTTGAGATTGCAGGGTAATGGACCCGCTGGTGATGGTCGGCGCATGGGCCGGTGCTATTCTTGCACTGGCCGGCGTCGGCCGTCTCGCATGGAGGGCGTTTGTTACGGCGGTAGAGGCGGTGATTGAAAAGGCTATCGGCCGGATATGGACGGATATGGACCAGATTGAATCGAGACTGGACCGGCTGGAGCAGCAGGTCGCAGACTTGCGTGAGCGACTGCGTGAGTTGCAAGCCATGATGCAGGCGTACATCCAAAGGGAGCAGTAATACCGATGGTCTGGGAGCGGCCGAAAGAAGTGGGACGGAGCGGTTTATGGAAGCACCGGCGGAGGCTTATATACAGCACCTTCGTTCTTTGTCTTACGATGATTATTTTTGGGATGGCGACGTACCGTTCGGACACGAATGTTGCGAGGGAACTGATTGTCGGTGCAGTTAGTCTCTTGACAATTATTATTACCGCATATACTGGTTTTGCTACTATCGACGACAAATGGCACGACGTTTAAAGGACAATAAATGCCTATCAACAAGCACGACCTGTTCCTGTCCATCCGCCGCACCGTCGTCCCGTTCGTTGTCGGGGCGCTGGGTGCGTCCGTGGCCGGCCCGTACCTGCCTGAGGCCCTCGTAGCCGAGTGGGTGACTGTTGCGCTTGCAACTATCTACTACGTCGCCGTCCGGCTGGTGGAGTTGAAGGTCCCCGGCGCGGCCATCCTGCTGGGCGGTAAGGGCCAGCCGACCTACGTCGACGCTGAGGCCGAGAAGCGTGCGTTTGAGGACTTCATCCGGGCGCTGAAGGCTATTGAGGATGCCGGCGAGGACCTGTGATGGAATACTTCACTCGTTCCGAGTGGGGTGCTAAGCCGCCGAAGTCCCGGCGTGCCATGCCCCCGAAGCAGGTCACGCATTTCTTTCTGCACCACGCTGCCGCCACCTACCCGAACGGGAAGAAGGCGATGCAGGCTATCCAAAAGTTCCATCAGGACTCCCGCGGTTGGGCAGACTTTGCCTACAACTGGGGGGTTGACGAGAATGGGAACATTTGGGAGGGCCGGGGTTGGGGTGCGCAGGGTGGGCATACCAAGGGCTGGAACAGCAATTCGGTGGCAGTCTGCTACATGGGAGATGGTAGCAAGCCGGTGTCAAAGGCTGCCTTGAAGGCGATTATGACCGTTGCGAACGAGGCCGATGCCTATTTTGGGAAAAATCTTATTCGTCAAGGGCATAGGGATGTGGGTCCCACCGCCTGCCCCGGCGACGTGCTGTACGAATGGTGGAAGGCTAACGCTACGTCCCGTGAGGATGCCTCTCAGAGGCTCTCAGATGCCCCCAGTGAAGAGAAGGTTAAGCGTGAGGGGTACGCCTACCCTGACTTGCGTGACGGCTGGATACGGCATTTAAAGTTCCTTCGCTCCAAGAGGCCACGATAGGCCGTATTGGTAGGCAAGGAGAATAGATTTGTCGAATGGAACCGACCGAAGGAATGCCCGAGGGCTTCCTCCTTCGCCAGCTGAGCGAACAGCAGCAGCGCGTGCTGCTAATGCTGCTCGTTACCAGGGGGCTGCCGACCAGTATCGGATGAATCAGGCCAAGGCTGCGGACATACGGCAGTTTGCTCCCTTTGCAGCCCAAAGAGCAACTCCTGTGCAGCAATCTTCTTGGGAAAGAGCCCTTAGCACAGGGCTTGGCACCATGCTTCCCAGAACTCCCGATTCTGACGAGCCGCCCGCTGCGCCTCCTAGCTACGTTCCTGGCGGGAACGATGTAACTATTACGACGGACCCTTCTAACCCCGCTAAGCCCGACCCTTACCCGACTGTTCTTCCTGCGCTTTCTTCCGCCCAGCTTGGAGCACTTGCTGAGCGTCGTCGCATTGTGGACCAGCGCCTTAAGCAGGCAGAGACTGAGTCTCAGAAGCGGCGCGAGCTTCTTGAGGCAAGCGCCACTCGTTCGCGTACAAGCGCAGAGCGTAAGTCAAAGCGCAGCATTGAAGACTTTATGCGAGAAGCGGCTGGGGCAGGACTTGCTCGTAGCCCAATGGTCGCCGGGCGTCAGGTGCGTAGGGCAGGCGAAGACCTTCGTCTTACTTATGGAGAAATTGATACCCAACTTTCTACCGAGATTGCTGCGCTTCAGGACCTTGTCTCGCAGGCTGAGCTTGCTCGCTCCGAAGAGATTGCTTCTATCTCTCAGGACGAGGCAAACATGAGGTCAGACGTTGAGCGACTTCTGCCTGCTGCGCAGACGTACACGTAAGGGAGAATTTAATGGACGGAAAAGAGAACTTCCTTACATCGTTTGCTGCTTACGCCTATGGCTCTGACGCTGATGGAAAGATTATCCTTGATGGCAAGGGTCCAGTTTGGGAGAGTCAGTCCGGCGCGGTTTGGGTAGAGTCGGCTGTTGCGTTTGACACAGACGAGCCTGCCGGTTACTGGATGGTCAACACAGGTAATCCGACTCGTGATGCAATTGCAACGATTGCAATGAATGAGCTTGGCGCTGACAACTTTAAGAGGGCCGCAGATAAGTTTGGAGATGGCAATTACATCTCTGCCGCAAGAGAGGCTTTGTTCGGCGTTGCCGAGCTTGGCCTTTCGCTCACGGGTATTGGAAAACTTGGTCAGGCAACCGTACGTGCTCCCCGTGCGTTTAAGGCGGCGCGCGCAGTTGCGGGTCAGTCACGCGGTGCTCGCGGTATGGCAACCGGTAGGTTTGGCGCGGGTGCCGGACGGTTTGGAACAAACCAGCCCGGTGGTTTCCTTAACCGCACTCGCACTGCCTTGTTCGGTGGTCAGTATGTTGACCCGAAGGTCTTGAACAGGGCCGGCAACGCTGCGTTGCAGACTCGCCCGAATGCTTACAAGGCAGTTGTTAATCGATACAGGCAGCACGGCCTTGGCATTAGAGGCTCGCAGGGTCTTATCCGCGGTACTGTTCGTTCTACTGCTAAGGCAATTCGTTCGGGCACAAGAGCGGCCTTCCCAAAGGGCAAGGCTCTTGGGCGTCTTGGTCTGCTTGCCTACCCTGCAACCATTCTTGGCCTTGGTATGTCAAGGTTGATGAACGACGAGCCAGAGGCTGGATTGACGCCGGAAGAGCGCGCAGCCCAGGCCGATGATGTTTTTGCAAACGTTAACAACGAGATTGCAAACGCAACTGCTTCTGCTCAGCGAGACACCGCTGGAATCCAGCAGCAGTACAACAACATTTTCAGAGAACTTCAGAAGATGTACAACCTTTCGGAGACGGAAGAGGAGAAGGACCGACTTCGATTTATGTTGGCCGACATTGAGGCGCAGCGAGACGCTGGGCTTCAAGCAATCTCTGAAGGTTACTCGAATACCGTTGGTAACATCCAGGCCCGTGCCGTCAAGACCCGCGCCGAGACGACAGAGCGCGCTAATCGGTACAAGGCTGAGCTTCAGCAAAACAAGGACCAGTCGCTTCAGCGCATGATTGACCAGCAGGCTGCTCAGGTTGCCGGTGCGCGTGGCCTTGGTAGCGCAGCAGGCCAGAGCCCTGAGAACGAGTGGGTCCAGTTGATGAGCCAGTACCCCGGTATCCAGCAGCGTTACACGCAGCGGATGGGCGACATCAGCGCCGAGGGTATTGACTGGCTTGCCGACACCACCGCATCCCAGGGGCTTGCTCAGCAGGCTGACCTTCAGCGCCTTGCGGCTTCTACCCGCTCCGCTGTTATCGCTCAGCAGCAGCGGCAGGTTGCTAACCGAATCAACGCAGAGAGAGAAGCGCTGCGTGATTCGTACCTGCGGCTTGGGATGGCTGGCGCTGCTGCTTCGCAGCAGAACGTCACGCCGCTTATCGATGACCTTGCGCTTCGTGAGCAGATTGGCCAGCTTGGTGGAATTAATTACTCCGACCGTGCAATTAAGAACTACTTCGAGCCAGTAGTTGGACGGCAGCTTACACCAAGCGAGCTTGCCGTTGGTGCATACGAGCGCGAACAATACCTAGCGAGACAAGCAGCAGCCGCTGCAAATCAGCCGGTAATTCCAGGACAGTAACATGTCATCTTCTCAAATTCCTCCTGGTAGGAGTCCGTTCGGCCTACCTTCTTTCCGCAGGGGGCCTGCTTTCCGTGCCTTTGACACAAGGCTTCAGGCCGAGGCTGACCCTGCTACGCAGCAGATTGCAAGCCTTTCTCCGGGCCGGCGCATTGAACTTGCTGGCGGCACTACGGGCCAGCAGCGACTTGCCCAGAACGCGCCTCGATACGAGGCTTCTACCGCTGCCGCCCAAGCGTACGACCTTCAGCAAGAGCCAAGCCGGGGTCCGCTTGGCACGTTCATGGATTTCATCACACGCCCCCAAGCCGCAATTACTGGTGCCGTTACGGGGCTTGCCGGCATGGACCGCGAGGGGGATGAAAGGCGCTTTGGAAGGGTTGGCACGGCCCTTCAAAGGAGCTACGAAGGTCTTGTCGAGGGGGAAAAGTATCGTTTTAGTGAGTTTACTGAGACCGGACGCAGGCTTGCGCGCGACGAGGAAGTTGGTCTGCCTTCACGTGCGTGGAACTCTGCGCTTGGATTCCTTGTTGACACGGCCGTTGACCCGCTGACTTACGTTTCGATGGGTGGCTCCATTATGGGGCGGATGCGCGCATCTCAGGTTGTACGCAGTCGTTCGCAAGAGCTGCTTAAGAACGCGCTTGCATCAAAGAACACCGACGTTCTTAAAATGCTTGACGATGGCGTAAACGTTCACAACACAATTCGTACCGAGACTCTTGCGGCAAGAATGAACAATGTTGCAAAAAGACTTTCCAAGAAGAATGATTACTTCAAGTCCGTAAACTTTGACGAGACCTCAAGTCTTTCAAACCTTCTTAATCAGTCTGATGCAATCCTTTCAAGCACAGGGCGCGACATTGCGCGAGAGGTTGCGCTCGACACCGCTCCCGAGATTGCCGGTATGGTTTATGCGCGCGGAGGTAACGGCGGGCTTCGCGCCTGGGCTACTAGCAACTTTGGTGAAGACCTGGGCGAGGCGTACTTCCGTTCTCTTCCAAAGGATATTCAGGGTGGAATTCGCATCCGACTTCCGTTTGTACGCGACGCAGACAACATGCCTATTTCTTTTGGAATCGAAGGCATTGGTGCCGGTCGTCTTAGCGAAAAATCGCAGCTTGTAAACAAGCTGAACTCAATGACGCAGGCTGGGCGCGACATTGTTCGTGCCAAGATGCAGGCTCCGCTCAGCTGGTTTGGTGGTAGGTCTGGCGAGATTTACTACGACGCAGTTGTTGCTGCGTCTGGGCGCAAGGGAAAAATCGGGAAGGCCTCAACGTACGTTGACTTCGAGGGCTCCGAGTATGCAGCGGCGCGAATGCGTGAGCTGCGCACGCTGTTCGACCAGGACATCTTGCGTACGCATCAGATTGCTTCACGCCTTTACGAACAGTCCGTCAAAGCATTTGGTGTCAAGTATGAGGATTCGTTCTTTGAGTTTATGTACAACACCGATGCGCTTGAGGCCGCTGGTCGCAACTTCAAGAACCTAAAGGAGCATCAGAAGTCTGCCTACAACACCGCAAAGACCTGGCGTGAAATGCTCGACAAGCTTGGGCGGGAGGCAGTCGAGGTATTTGGCGAGGCCGGTCAGACAATGTACTTCCTTCAGAACTACGTCCCGCGTGTCACTACTGCTGCCGAGATTTCATCTCGTCAGCTGAGTAAGTCGACCGGAATTGGCAAGGGCTCGACGCCTGACTGGACGAAGCACCGCGCTCAATGGCCTTCCGATTGGGAGGTTGACGAAACTGGTGTTGCAAAGGTTGTGCGCTGGCGTCCGAACCACGACATCAATCGTCTTCGGGCCGGCGAGTTTGAAGGCGTTTATGAAAAAGACCCGCGCATGTGGATGGGTACGTATCTCACCGAGATGCGTCACGCCCTGAACGACCAGATTGTTGTCAACGAGCTGGTAAACAAGGGTCTTGTAACAACCGCCGTACGCGAGCGTGTTCGCAAGTTGGACGACGCAGAGATTCGTCGTCGCGTTGTGGAACTTATGGCAGACCAGAAGCCTGAAGATGCCAGCGGTCGAGTGGTTCCTGACACCGTCAAAGAGATTAAAAGCAAGCTGGATGAGGCTTCCGCCTGGATTTCTTCAGACAAGGCGAAGGTAAACGCGCGTGCCCTTAGTGCTTACCTTAACGACCAGGGCGTTGATTTCCTTAATGTGAATGAAGTAAACACCTACGTCTTTGATGATGCAAATAATATCTATCGAAGTGTCATGCTTGATACGGACGGCAACAGCCTTGGCATGATTGAGCGTGCACGTGGTGGGCGCTGGCAAGCGCTTGATGGCGAAGGTAACACGCTTCAGTTCCCTGCTACTCAGACCGACGCCGTGTTCGACGACCTTCGTGAGGCACAGGCATGGCTTGACGACCTTATGGAAAATCTTCGGGTCGATTCTTACTACAAGAACTACCTCCCTACCGAGCGAGAGCTGCTGCACAAGGAGACCCTCGACCTTCTTTCTAACCCAAACTTTGCGCTTCAAACCCTTCGAGACCTTGACACCAAGACGCCTCAGCAGCAGCAGGCCCTTATTGACGCATGGATGAATGCGCTGCGTAGGTTTGGGCGCTACGAGCCGCAGGTTACGGTCACAAAGTCTGGGCAGCCGACGTTCTTTTCTGGCCCAGGCATGCAGCCCATTGACGTTGAGGTCGAAAAGGTTTCCGAAGAGTTCAGGACTTGGCTCCAGAACAAGGAGTACATGAACGTCAGTGGTATTGCCTTTGACCCCGATGGGCGGCTAACGGCAGAGTCGCAGGCGCTGGTCAAGGAAAGGATTGCCCAACGTCTTGGCAACACTTATGCACCAGCCAAGGTGATGAAGTCTCTCCAGCGAATGTTTGAGGTGCAGCAGAACCCACAGAATCTTGGGTCAAGAATTTACAATGAATACTACAAGCCTTTCTTCCAGGCGCAGAAGGCTTGGATGACGCTTGGTCGTGGACCTGGCTTCGTTGCTCGAAACATTCTTGGTGGTACCTGGAACAACTTCATCAATGATGTTGGTTACCAGAACATGCTGAAGTCTTCTCGACTTCTCAGCGCTCGCAAAGCTGCGCAGATGGAGACGCAACGCTTCATGAAGTCGCAGGGTACGGCGGTCAACCCAGCCGAACTCGGTGAGTATTACCGTACAAAAGTTCAGAAGAATCTGTCGCAACACTACAGTGGCGACGAGCTTGACGAAATCATGGACGCATGGGATTCGTTCTCTCGCCAAGGACTTGGCGGTAACCGCGAGACCTCACGCCTTTACGGCGAGGTGCTGCGCTCTGTTGCCGGACGCACTGGCGGCCGTACGCCCACCCCGCTGGGCGACGTGGCCTTTGGGCCACGCGCCATCGGGCAGCGCACGCAGTCTTCTCGTTCGTCGCAGTTCCGAGTTGCACCTACGTCGGGCACTACTAAGCAGCCGGTGCTTATTACAACCGGTGATGACCTGAGCTGGGCCGACAAGATTTTGGAGTATGCAGCCGGCGACAACTACTGGATTCGCGACGTGATGTCTCCAATGGTAGAGATGTCAGAAGACTACATGCGATTTGCTGCGTTCATGAAAGGTGTTCGAGAAGTGGGGCTTGAGGACGCCGACACCGGGCTGCGTGGATACGCCGCATCTCTTTGGGTCAGGACTACTCAGTTCGACTACACCGACTTGTCAGCTGTTGAAGAGTCCTTCAAGATGCTCATCCCGTTCTATACTTGGACTCGTTACAACGTCCCGCTTCAAGTTCGAGCAGTTATCCAGAGTCCTGGCAAGGTTGCACAGGCTCTTCGAATCCACGAATCTCTTGGCGAGGCATTTGGCGAGGACGACCCGCTTGAGCCGAACTACATCAGCGACAGGTTTGGCATCACAATCGACGAAGATTCTCCTCTCTTTGCAATGCTTCCAGATTGGGCAAAGCCAAAGGGTGACGTCACTCTTAACCTTACATGGGGTGAGCCGCTTGGTGATTTGAATTCAATCTTCCGTGACCCGACCTACGCAGCAGAGCTGGGCCTTGCAAACATAGGGAAGTCTGGTCTGCTGAACCTACGAGAGGTTGCTGGCCAGCTCAACCCAGGTATTGCTGCGGCCTCAGAGTTCCAGCGCGCTTTGGCTGAGTCGAGCCAGGAGGGAAGGCGAAACGTCGAGGATGCTCCGGGCTGGGCAAAGCTGCTTGGTCTTTCGTACGAGGACCCGACCGAGCCTGGAAGGTTCTTGGTCAATCGTTCTATTGCTGAATCTATTCGTCAGATTATTCCCGTTGCTGGGCAGCTAGAGCGGATGCTTCCGTGGATTGCAGGCGGGGAGCGTGAGCCTGGTCGTTGGACGACGACAATGATTTCTTCCCTCTTTGGTCTGCCTGTCGCTACGACGGACGATTGGAAGAAGGCGTCGGAGATGAACCGACGCTCTGAGTTTGTCGCTCGTCAGCTCCGTGGAGAGTTCGGTCCCAACTGGGAATCTCGTATGCAGATGATTCGTAGGCTTACTGACGAAGGTGCGCCTATTGAATTCATCCAGTCCTTGAACCTGAGAGAAAAAGACCCAGAAGAAATTGACGTGATGCGCGCCGTGCACACCTGGCGCATGCTGCGTCGCATCGAGCTGCTCATGGAGGATGGGACTCCAGAGGATGAGATTATTGCAGCCCTTTCTGTCTTCATCCCAGAAGGCTCCAAGACTGAGTCGTTAATCCAGGTGCTTTGGGACTACGTCCCCAAGCCGCCTGGCGATTTCGAGCGTGGCGTCAACCAGTACGGGCTCAAGCCCATCACCCGTCAGGAGATGGAGGAGCTTGAGCTTACGGTTGATGACATTAGAAACATGTCAGATGAGGAGCAGAAAAACCTTATCTACTGGGTCAACAGGAATAGAGGATGGACAGGGCCGCAGAGCTAAAGATTCTTGCTAGACAGAGACGCGAAAAAAAGCTTAGAGACATGCAGGATGGCCTCGCATGGGGAGATAGAACCATCCCTTCTGGCTCCAAATACTCCAGAAGCATGAAGCACAGGCCACAAACCGCAGATGAGTGGGAAGAGTTGGAAGGGTAATCATGGCTATTGGACCGGCCGCGCGCGGTCTTGGAAGGGTCTTTAGGCTTACGCCTGATGTCCCGCAGCAGCTGCCTTTTCCTGGCTTGCGGAGAATGCCAGAGGTTGTTCCCCAGGTTTTCAACAGAGTTCTTCCTCCTCGTCGTTCGACTCCGCTTCCCCCGCTTCCTGAAGATATTGCGGTTCGTCGCACCCCAATGTTTGAGCCGCAAGAGCGCGTGCGCACGCACACGCTCCCTTACAAAATCCAGGACCCAATTACCGGGGTTGAGTCAAGCCAAGAAGTTCTTCTTAAGGGTCCAACGGAATCTGCAACAAAACTTCTTCTTGGAGTTGGAGAGAATGCTTCGCCCGAATCTGCTGTAGGATTAATTGTTAATGACCTAAAGAACGTCACGACACCCGAAGAGCTTTACACAAATCTTATTAATATTCGCACGCTTCGTAGAGAGTATGGGCCTAGAACCTACAGTACTTCTCGAATTTCACGAGGCGCTCCTGCAAGCTCAACCGGGGGACCCGGTGGTTCTGTTGTTGAGCTTGCTGGAGAAGAGACGGTAAGCCTAATCCCAGACTACTGGGAAAGCGCTATTGATGCAGAAATCTGGCGCGCTGCTCGGAGAGTTGGCATTCCTCCGTCCGAAATTGGAGATGTTAGTGAGCTTGCCGACCAGACCCTTGAAGCCGCAAAGGCTCAGGCTCGGATTAAGAGTGAATTTGAAATTGACTACAAGGGAATTGGTGCTATTGCTACAAAGGTGACAAAGAACAAGGATGCCTCCCCTTCTCTTGTTAGTGACGTAATCAAGGAGATTGAAAACCACGTTAATAGCCTAGTGATGAAAGAGTATTCGCAGGGTGAGCTTGATAGAATTTTTAGTCAGGCTGGTTATTGGATTGGCGAGCTTCAGAAAAGAATTGGTATTGACCAAATCTTTGAGCTGAAACAAGTTGAAAAGGCTATTGCGGAAGGTCTTTCGGAAGACAAGCTTCATTCTGTTTTTCTTGCGGCCGTTGCAGGGATTACAAAGACTGACGAGCTTCAGGCTATTGGACCCCTTGCGCGTTCTGCTATTAAGTCAGAAACTTTTCTTGACGACATTGACAATGCTGTTCTTGAAAAGATAAGCGATATTGCCCTGACGGCTAGGGAACGAGCAACAAACATTAGTCTTTCTAGGGAAGGGCTTCGCCCACCCACTCAGCTTCCCGAAATGGCAAGACGCCCTACTCCGTTTAGCTTACGTTCTACTCCGCCAATCAATCCTTATGGTAATGATTTCCAAGGGGCTATGCCCTACGCGTTGAGCGACCTTGCAGATATGAAGAAGGACTGGGCCAACTTTGGAGCAAGCAACCTTGACCAGTGGGGAAGAAAAGGCAATCGTTTCCGTTCCAGGGAAGTCTATGACCCAGAGACTGGTGGTTTCGCTTTTGAGTTGAGCAAGTGGAATAGTGAGACAGAACAGTTTGAGCTTGTCGCAAGAGACCCAAAGAATCCAAACCTTCGTCGGCCTTCTGTTCCAGAGTACGAATGGATTGGTGACCCAGAAACTGGCAGGGCTGTAAGAGTTCCGCTTACCGAATTCCAGAACTTTTTTCATAGGATTGCAGAGCCGTCTAGTCCTACGGTTCGCAAACTTACGCCCATTGAGCGGATTCGAGAATCGCTTGAAACACAAGCCGCTGCTTATGGAATTGATTCAAAGACGGCGGTTGGTGTTGCAAACAAGGTCGAAGAGATTCTTAATCAAACTATTTCTTCTGGCAAGGTCGTAGAAGGAACTCCTGAGTACGCCTGGATGCACACCGTCTTTGGCAGGCTTGCTCTTGACGTTTCCGGTCCTGGCTATTTGGCTGGCACGAAGCGCACGGCTGGGCTTGTGTCACACGATGCAAATCACACACGCAGGCTTGCTGCGTTAATCGCTCTTGACAAGGTTGAGCAGACTGGCATTGTTCCAGCCGAGGTGCTCATTTACATCAGGGCCGAGGCCAAGCGCGCTGAGGATGCTTACAAGCTGGCAATTAAGAACAAGCCAGCTCGCCCAAAGCTTAAGCGCAAGATGAGCAAGGCAGAGCGTGAGGCTATTACTACTCCCAGTATGACCGAGGAGACCGAAGCAGCTTCCATTCGCCAGCTCATGAAGGAGTCAGAAAAGGCTCAGGAAAGATTGCGTAAGGCTGCCAAAAGAGAGTCTAAGTAGTCAATGCAAGCATTAGCTTTGGGTTGTCTCGCATCACCTGAAGCAGCATAGGCGCAAGCAATCTGACAAGGTCCTCGTCGTCCTTGTCATACATAATGAGGATTGCGTGGAGGACTTCATGGAGGATGCTGTCTCGGACCACTTCGGGGGATGCATCGACATCAAGGTTAATCGTGCAGGCACGCTCGTCGACCTCTCCGTAGACCCGGATGTCGTCCTTGTTCCAGTAGCCGTCGTGCATCTCTACCGTGTAAGTGAAGGGACCGATTCTTAGATACCTAGGGATGTCCATTTCTTTCCCTTCTGTTTTTTCTTTTCGTCGGCAATCTGCTTATCAAACTTTTCCATGGCCTTGCGGCGTGCGTTATCGCGCACGTTATCGTTCCACAGTTTAATCTTGTGGAAGCCATAGTGAAGCGGGTCTTCTAATGCAAGCCCGCAACTGCACCATCCGTCAGACAAAGGTACGCATTTCCGTAGCAAGCCGAGCAACCGGCAACTTTATTCCCCTAGTTGCGTTCGAGTTTTCGTTGCCGGGTCGATAACCCACGTTTCGTTCCCTATCTTCGAGATAAACATCTCGGCATATTTGTCTAAGTCTTTCGAGCGTAATGAAGATAACGCCGTCTTGGAATGCAAAGGCCCAGTACTCGGCTTCAGATGCTGCGATTCCGGACGATACCCAAGCGCCTTGGCGCGTCTCCTGCTCGTACTCCACAAATAGATTGCCTGTTCGATTGGTACCATAATCAGTCTTAACTTCAATTGAATCCGACGCAATCTTTTCCAAAATTGTGCCAACATAATCCTCGCCTACCTTTCCGCGCCGTACATCAAAATCAAACCTGGGCTCATAGCCAGTCACTGTCGTTGTCATCATCTCTCCTATAGTCCTGCCAGAAGATACCAAAGACAAACCCGCCGACCAAGCAGGCTACCCCGTACAGGTAGAAAGCAAAGAGTTCGTTATGCATTTCGCCTCAGCATCCATCCACGGTCATACGCCAACGCTGGGTTACGTCCGATGAAGTCGTGACATCGATGGCAGATACCCACCATCTTGTCAAGGTCGGTGATGCGGTCGCCTTGCCGGCCCTGCTTGTGGTGCACCTGCTCGCATTGGCCCGTGCAGTCAGGCGTCGCATTGATTTCGCATAAGCCTCGCGCTCTTTCATACACCGCCTCCCTTAGTTTTAGGTACTCCCTCTGCCGGGCAGAACCCTTGCGGCTCGCACGGCGCATCTCAGAGCGTCTCAGCGCCATTGTCTAGTAGACCCTGGACCCTTGCCAAGCTTCCAATCTGAAGGCTTCTGAGACGGCGTGCCTCGAACAGACTGGCGAATCTGCTCCGAGGACCTTTGAAGGTCCTTCCTAGCCGCTTCCTCCATCTTTCTCCACTTTTTCATGTCAGCTCTGCCTCGGCACGGTAAGCGGCCATGATGCTTTGAAGAGCGCTCAGCTGTGCGCGCCTACTGCGCACCGCCTCTAGCGAGTTATATCGCTCGGACTCAGCCAGGTCTAGGGCCAGCTTCTCATCCGCCGTCTTGGACTCTACCCACGCTTCCTTAAAGGGAACAGTGCCAGATGGTGCCTCAGCCCATGCCACAGCTGTCGCCACCCGAAGCGCGTGCTCAGCGTGCGCCATGTCTTTCGAAGCACGGACCAACGTGTTAATCCCTGAATCGATGAGCCCGGAAAGTCTTTCTGATTCACGAATCATCTCCGTCAAATTCATTTGCATACTTCCTCACCATGTCGAGAAGCTTGCGCAGCTCCTGGCCTTCCATCGTAACATACCAATGCTCGGGGTTTGACTCCCCCCGTTTCTTGTGCCAAACTACTGGAATCTTATCTAGCGCGTTCTCTGCCGCCTGCCTTGTCCATGCTGATAGGTCGAGACGCACTTGGTTCTTGACTTCAATTGCAAGGGGGCAATCTGAGATAACGTCCATCCCATCTTGAGTCCCGTTGCTGGAACGAGAGGTGACGGCTTCCCATCCCCATTCTCGAAGCGTGTGAACCACTGACCGCTCTGCATCGTTACCCTTCCTGCGTTCTTTAGACCCCATCTTCTTCCTCCCATGGTGGTAGGCCAACAGGAATTGCAGTGTCAAGAAGGTCAACAGGAATCTTACCTTGCGTTACTGCCGCAACCCAAGGAGAATCAATCAGCCATTGCTTAAGTTCTTCGAGGGCAGACTTGGTCCATCTCCACACAGTTTTCTTGTCGGTAGTGACGCCTCTCATCAAGGTGATTTCCTTTGCAGCGTCTTCGTATGTCATCTTTGACATGATACACATCTCGACTGCTGCCCTTTGAATGGGTGGCAGTTGCTTGATGAAGTTGTCAAGGACCATTCGAACAACATCTTCTACATTGTTATTAAAGTATTCGTCTTCATCTGCCGTCTGACGGCCAATCTCCCCCGAGCCAAATGCGTCGGGGGAGACTGACGAGACAGTGCGTCGTATTACCATGCAGATGGATACAAGACTGCTGATTCATCAAAGGGTCTCAGCTGCCCCTGTACCGGACGAGGCGGCTCGGAGTCCTTCATCTTCCGGCAGATTGCTTGGAGGGCTGTAAGGCCGGAGTGATTGTAATCTGGAACGACTTCCCATGTCGCATCAGCTGCGCCTCGAATGGCTCCACTGCCTCGCTCTCCGCTTCCACCCTTGTTGGAGTGGTGGACCACAATGCTTGAACAATCGTGGACACGGTAGATGGTGTCAAGAACCGAGATAGCTCGACCCACATCCTTCGCTGAGTTCTCATCGCCGCCAACGGCAGCTCGAGCGAAAGTGTCAATGACAATGAGTCTTGGCTCATACTTCTTAATCACCTCGTTAAACGCCTCAACCGACTGGCGGTCAAGAAGTTGGGGAGTCATTGGGACAACAAAGAAATTCGAAACATCAGCCGTATCGTGCGCTCGCTTCCAGGCGAATACCCGTTTGCTGAACCCCTTGACCCCTTCGCCCACGAAGTAGATGACGGTGTCGCCCTTCGCTGCAACAGTCGCAGCCCAGTCCAGCACAACAAATGTTTTGCCAACACCAGGCTCGCCGTACACCCAGGTCTGTCCTTCAGGCAGCCGGTGCTCTAAGACCCACTGTGGCTGCGGCATATTCTCCAGCTCGTCCAGGGAAAAGACGGGCATCGCGTCTTGCTTCGGTTCCTCTAGGCTCATTTGCAACATGACCTCTCCTTGAAACGGCGCAGGGGGGAGCGGGACTCGGATGCCGCTCCCCCCTCACCGTTGGTATCAGAACGGGGTGGCCTCAAGATTAGCCATCTGACCCGCAATTTGGAAGGCACCAAGGGCGGTCTTCCCATCACGAGACAGCGACAGCTTAAGAGTCCCGTCGCGGTTGAAGTCAACGTTGCCGACAATGAGCTTGCCGTTCATAGCCTTAGCAAGGTTAGAGTCCTGGCGTGCCTTAATCTTGCCGGCGCAGTAGTACTGCTGACCAGCCTCAATTCCCTTTGCACCGCCACGGTCGTCGAAGACGACGACCTCGGCCTCGGGGATTCCAAGCGAAGGAATCTGAGTCTTGGCCTCGGCAATGAACCTTTCCGTCGAGTACACCGAGGTCGGCAGGTACTCGAAAGTCCCAGCCCCGTTCGGCTTGTAAGCAATAGCCCACTCAAGAGAACCGTTGCTCTGCGCGCGTGGCGCAGCCTGCATCACCGGTCGCGCCGGCTCTCCGTCGGTGTGCTTGGTCTTCAGAAAATCAATCTTCTTGAGAGCAAGGTCCTCAAGCTCCGAGTAAACAAGGTCTGCTTCGAACTTGGCCTCGTCAATCGAGACCGGCTCAGGGAACACAACGCGAGCCGTAAAGCCCACGCTCTGGTAACCCTGTGAAGGGCGAACCTCAACATCAATGTGACTTACCTGCGACATATCACCTGCTCCTGTTATCTAGTTGGATACTGCATTGGAAAGTGTAGCAGGCGGGGGGGAAAAAGGGGGGGAAACCCCCCCGCCTGCGAGCGGAGCCAAGGAAGGAGAGAAGACCTCGGCTCGACGCTCATCCCTGAACCGGAACCTCCGGGGCGTTGGAGGTGGATGCTTCCGACTCAGGAACATTTGAAGTTGTTAGTGTGTAAGGCGTAAGTGTACCAGTAACTCTGCAACTTTCGAAGTAGGAGCAGTACTTCCGGCTGCACAGGTTCCAATCTGGCTTTGGACGGAAGGCTTGCCTGGAACGAATAGCTTCTGCGTCAGTAAGCGCAGCGTGTAAAAGAGCGTATGCGTCTTGGGAATAGCAAGGCATTTCGATGATGCGAGACTTGCCTTCCTTTGCGGACATGATGTGATACTGAAAACTCAGTGGCTTGTCCGGCAACTGCCCATCGTTCTGCGCCTTGGTCGCCAGCTCGTAGTAAAGGGCGACCTCAAGGTTCATCTCTTGGTCGTACTTCCAACGACGCATTGATGATGCTGTCTTGTTGTCGACAATGACAACGTGCTGGTCCGTCTCGTACACGGTGTCGATGTATCCGTGAATCTGGAAGTCCCCGGTCGGGTAGTTCCAGTACACCTCGGACCCAATCCAGTTGTACTCGCTGACGATTTCACGGATGCTTGACCCTCCGCTATTAGAGTATTCCCACCATAGCTCAACAGACTTCTGCGCATACTCAATGACCTGCTCAGGGTCAGTGGAGTGCTCGAACCACTGCTCCATTGGCAGCAGCTTGCACTCAGCAAACGAAGACTCGGCTGCAATAGTCGCCATCTCTTTCATCGAAAGACTGCGGCCAGACTTTTCCCATTCCTCGATGGCTTTGTGAACTCCGGTGCCCATGGCTGTTTGAGGTGAGCCGTGGTCGTCGATGTCGTACATCTTGCGAAGTGCCCACTGCCACGAGCATCCTTCGAGCACAGACTTTAACGAAGACTTACTCCATGGGTACATCGTCTTCTCCTATCAGGAAGCATGCGCCACCACGCATGTCTGTCCAGTTGCCAGAGACTAGCACATTCTCAAGAGTAATTTCGATACCTCTATCGTTCATGAAATCCCAGAGGCACATGCCTTGGCGCTCTGCCTCGTTGATGTCATGGCCTTCGAATTCGGCAGGTTCTGCTTTCTCTTCGCTCGAAGAAACTCTGTGGACTATGGTCTCGTAGTGCACGGTGCCTGGCTCCACCCTTGGTGATAAGACCAAGAGCGAAGCCAGGACACCTGCCCAGAACTTCATAGTTCCTCTATGTCTGAGATTTTGTCTACAAGATACTCTTCTTCCTCGATGCTTGCTTCTCCATTCCAGACAGCATCAAGAGCATCTTGTTCGGATTGTGCAAGTATTACGTAGACAGTCTTCTTGTGAATCTCGTAGTACTTCATTCCGGCTCCCCTTTATAGTTTAACCCAGCCTTTACGAACTCAGTGTTCAGTGGGTGCGTGCACTTCCGTACGTTTACGGTGTACCCCGCATCCTCCCACTTCTTTGTCCAGTAAGCAGCTTGTTCCAGCGTGCCCACCGTCCACTCTGCGATGTTGGACTCTGGGTCTTCCTTGTTAGCCCAGGTCTGTGCAAGAACAACGTACTCATTCATTATCATCCTCCTCTTCCGTCTCACCAACCTCGGTGATGTCTTCAATGCATTGATATGTTACATCGCCCAGCCCCCACTTTTCCCACACTTCCTCTTCCGTGTCGGCAATAACGTCGTAAACAGCCATGACTTCCCAGACCTTACTCATAAAGCGCCGCCCTTCTCTCTGCCATGAAGTCATCGAACAACCATTCGTCTTCGAAGCACTCTTCCCAGGTCATGTGCCTTCCCATGATGCACTGACCCTGCATATCGTAGTGCTCATTAACCCAAAGCTCGAACTCGTTGTAATACCTGTCATAGTCTGTATCTTGAGGCAGCGCCCAGCGCTGGCTTGGAACTTCAGCATCCATGATTCTCATAATTACTCTCCTTGAATTTGGTGCAAGTACACCTCGTAGAAAGACTCGGCATGTGTGCCCCAGTTTTCGATATAATGCCGCTTCATGTTGCGAGCAACACGCTGCGCTTCCTCCTTGTCTCCGTACTCTAACACATAGTACGGGTCGTTTGCTTGCTTGTCGAACACGGTAACCCTGTATCTATCCATTTACAATCTCCCATGCGGCAGCAGCATATCCTGCGATATCTGCGTAGTTATCCTTGACACGCTCATTCTCAATTATGCGCGCAATCTTGAGAAGAATCATCATGTTGCAAACATCGACTCCATCAAGCGCATCATGCGCAGGAGCTGCAACCTTTAGGTAAGCATTCCAAAGACTTGCAGTTCGGTAGTCGAGGTTAAGGCTAGGTGGACCGTAGTCCTTGTTCCTTGCACCTGCAACTACTTCCGAAACTTCCTTCAGCAAATCAGACTGCGTACTCATCACTCGCTCCATTCGCTTGGCACCGTCCGCAACCGATTACGGAACCTATTCTCCCAATCATTTTTTCCCATGCCATGAACCACCTGGTTCTTTTTCCGCCACAACTGCCGCTGCCCCGGCGTCAACCCACCAAACATGCCATGGGTTGTCTGTGTCTCATTCGCATACCAAAGACACTCTTCCCACACCGGGCATGTCTGGCACACCTCTCTTACAAACGGGTCATAGGTATTGTCGCTAAAGAACAAATCGGTGTCCATGTTGCGACAGTTTGCTTTCGGCATCCACGATTGCGCATCTATAACAGCCTGGAATGTTTTCTGCAAATCACTCATCAATCTCTCCTATCCAATGCATCTGATTCCCGCTCTTTCTCCAGAGCATTTCTTCTCGGTACACCTCGAAAGCTAGCTCCTCCGCCCAATCATCCGAGAACTCAGCGCCCATTGCGTCACCTCCCTCATCAGCCTGGTACGGGTAAAGGCAAGAGCCTCATGGCTACCCAGGTAGATATGCCCAGAGCGACCATCAGCAAACACCGGAACCTGCAAAGTCACGCACTTGTTCTCGTCAATCTCGGCAATCGAATCCTCTAAGAACACGGAGATTGTCTCTCCATCCTCGGTAGTAACTTGAACGCTATTGATGTAATTCATCTCAATCCTCCATGAACTTAAAGAACTCTTGCGTGGTCATAGCATGCACAGCTGGTGCAGACTTGCACTGGCACCACTGGTCCTCGAGCCAGCACACCTGGCAGGACTCGCAGTTGTAGCACATGTCGTCATACACGGCTTCCTCGCCGCACAGGTCGCACTTGGCAATGACGAACGTGTCTTCGTCTTCAAACACCTTGGCAGATTCACTCGCTGGATTGAGCGTCGCAAATCCACGAGGCTTGGCGCACGAGTATGAGGAGTTGGAGTACCACACATCCTCATGCCAGTGACCAGCATTCTCGTTGAGAATGTACGCGCAATACTCAGCATCCGGGTCGTTGGTCATAATGACCAGCTTAGAACCAGAGCAGTACTGCTCGACCATGTCAAACAAATACTCGTTGTCTTGCCAATTGCGAGGCAGAGCATTGAGGTAGTACTTCACGAACGCTGCGGTATCAGACATCTTGTCGTCTGGAATCTCGCAGCTGAGAATGCCATTGTGCAGCACTGCAACATTCTCGTTCATCTTGAACGGATGAACATTGTCGATGTTCGTGGTGCCGTGCGTCGCCCAGCGGAAGTGAACGCTGAACGGTGAATACTTGCCGTGAAGAGCGTACTGCTTCTCGTACTCGTCAATGAACTCATCGAACTTCATGGTTCGGAATGTGTGCAGCTCATTGTGCTCATCGAAGTACATGAAGCCCGCACCATGCGGGTTGTTCTTGAAACCCTCGAACAGATGGCTCTCGGGAATCTGCTTACCTGCGGGCTGATAGATAGCAAGACACATTAGAAATCCTCCTTTGAACATCCAACTGCAATGAACGACTTAAGGTTATCGTACTTTTCGGTAGTTAACAACCAATCCTGGTACTTGTCTCTGCTGAGCGCACCATTCATTACATCTCTGACAGATAGATTCTTGGTGTACTCATACATAGAGTCGACGAACTCCATGTTCTTCATGATTGCGCTCTGAAGAATGTTGCCTTTGAAGTAGCGCAACTCTACAGTGTTCGTGTTCTGGAAGTTAATGGCAAGATAACGCCTGCCATTCGCTTTCTTACCCTTGACATAGTCCGGAATACTGCTTCTCTCGGACTGGTCAAAGAACCAGCTCGCATAGCTAGAGTCCTCACGCTGACCAACGAACTGACACAAGTCAGGATTCTTAAGCTGGAGCTGAACGAACTTCCATAGATGCATCGGAGTAAATGCAGACCTCGACACATGGATATGGAAACCGCAGCTTTGATACGCAAACGACCGAGCGCCATTGGCTCGGGCTACATTTAGTTGCTCGAAGGGGAACATCTGTTTGAAGGCATCGAGCGTTGCTGGCATAGTCACCAGCTCGACGCCATTAGGGCCAAGCGAACCATCTTCTTTGAGATACACGAACTCAGACTTGGATTGAGGAATGCCTTCAATAAACTCCTCGGATACTGGACGCATCCTTTCAATCTCAATCTCTGTGCCCATGTACAACAGACCAGGCTTAGAATAAGGAGAACAAATTGCAAAATTAGAATCGTTTATTGAGTAATAATAGTACTTTGGCTTATAGCTGTAATACTCGATGTACTCAGAGTCCTCTGGTCCGCAGCACTCAATAGCGCTGTCTTCCCAGTGGTAGTAGGTCCCGCAACCATCGCAGGGATAAGTGCAATTAATGCAGATGTACTCTCCAGAATCATGCGCATTGATTAGATTCTGGGGATAAATCATAGCCCTCCGAAGACGCACATTCTCTGCTTCTCCAAGCAAATCTTCGTCAACAAGAAGTTCACCGCAATTAGCGCACTCGACAACAATATCATTCGTGCAATCTTCGCAGAGATTATCGTTATATCCTCCTGATTCTATAATGCCTTGATTACAACGGCAGCAAATCAATCCAGTAAATGATTGCTGAATTCCGGTTGGCATTGCACTCTCCTTGGTTGGCGTGCCCCCCCGCCCGGCCGCGCCGGCGTTCTTTGCTGGCGTGGCATATTTGGGGGGCCGCCTACTAGATAGATAGATAACTAGTCATGCCATCTCTTCTCTGTCCTAACTTGCAACGAGAGCGGCAGGTTCAACCTGCCATCACCTCCTTTGCTCGGTTCCAGGTGAGCACCGAGTGCTCCATCATATCGTCTGCTTCGTGAAGCATTCGCATCGCTTCGCGCTGCAAACGCTTGGCTTCTGCCAAATAGTAACGAGCTTCGAACTCTAGCTGCTGATTGTCGCTCACCATACCTCAAACCCTCCCGAGTCTCGGCAAAACTTAATGAACTCACGAACATGTGCAACATCGGCTGAATACACTGTGCCTCTCGGTGACACTACTTCGACGCCACCGGCAGACAACTGCCGAAGAACTTCGGCAATAGCACCATCGAGCTCATCCGTAAGCATGAACTCATGGTCGTCGCTCATCCCATCAATCATCATCTCCAAGGCGTAAGCCAGGAGCTTGGCCTGCTTCTTGTCAGGACCAGCGCCATCGTTGTAAGACATATCTTCCACCATATCCGGGGGAAGAACATTTGCCTTCTCAATCAACTCATGGATAGGTCGCCAGCTCCAGACGCTGGCACGAAAGTACTCACCATCAGGTGAGGCCGGAGCCTTGCCATACACATCCATACCCATCGTTCTCTCCTTAGTCGTTTGCAACAATGAGATAAAGCTGTTCCATGACTGGAGCCCAAAAGTTGTGAATCTCTCGGCCCGTTTCATCCGCAGAGTCCTCAGCAAGAATGCCAAGAAGCACTTCTGCTTCTAAAGCATTCAAAGATATGCTGTGCTCGTAGCTAGACATCAGCTCTCCTTGTGTTCGTGAATAGCCGGGACATAACTACCGTACGCCCAGCACCAATGTACCTGGCAGAAGTTCATGGCTGCACCCACTCTCCGTTGCTGTAGTACATCTCGAAGTAGTCATCCATCACATGACCATAGTCACGCTCAACGCCCTCGATGTAAGAATCAAGGAACTCAATAAGCTCATTCTGTCGACGAATCTTTTCAGACATCCACCAATATGTAGCTGCCCAGATGGACACCCCCCACATGGCAAGCATCGTCAGTATAGCAGCAGCATTAGTGGTCGCAACCTCAAACATCACTTAGCCTCCTCGAACTCGACAATCTCCAGCTCGTCAGCGAACTGAAGGGCTTTGCCAACCAGCGTGCCTGCCTCAATCATGTCGTGGGCAGTAACCTCAAAAGCAATTACCAGGCGGTAAGTACGCATGCCATCTCCAATGTCCAGGGCCGACCCGGCCGCCGCTTATCTCCCAAGCCGGCGTGGTTTGCCGGCTTGGTACAACTGAGCGGCCGGTCGGCTTGGCGACGAATATCTTTTCAGTAACTGCCATACTGACGCCATCTCTCCTCTGTCCCAACTGTACGGGAGCTGACTAACAGGGGGGGAGTCACGCCAGCTCTTCTCAGTCCCCACTGTGCGGAGCGCGACGAGAGGGAACGGGCGCGCGTGTGCGGACGGGGGGCAGCCGAAGCTGCCCCCCGCCGCGCGGTCACGCGACGCCCTGGAGCGTGTACGATGCCCACGCGCCCTTCGCGTTCGAGTACGCGCCGACGCGCACGCGGAGGGTGACAATGTCACCCACCGCGACGCGCCGCTCGCCTCCGGCGAGCGACGGCAGCACGACGGCATCGCCGTCGATGCTGGCGTCGTCGAAAGCGGACACGAACGCGTTGCGCTGGTCCTGCCGCACCTTGAGCGAGACGAACTCGCCGTTCTTGCTCTCACGGGTCTCGAATGAGACCACGCGCGCTTCGAAAATGTCGACGGTCATCGTCGACCCCCTTTGCTTGATGTGCGCTAGCCGGCTGGCTAACACCCGTCATTGAACCAGTGCCCCGCAGTTTGGGGTGCTGGTATCAATGACCAGCCAGCCGGCTGCCATCAACCAAAGGGGCTCGAGGATGTCGACACCGCCCGAGGCGCGTGGCTCGTCCCCGAGACCCGCGAGAGCTGGCGAGTCTCGCCAGGTGCGCTGGACGCAGCGCACGGGCGCGTGGGCATGGACCCGCACGCGGGTTCCCCCAGCGTCGCCAGCTCTCGCTATGTGACCTAGGGCCATGTATTTTACCTCAGAACGGGTTTTGGACATCCGAGATGATTCCGGCACCACTCCGGCTTGGGGCCAGAAAGCAATCCAATTTTGTCCATAGGCATTTGGACAGACTGACATCCAATTTTCGGGCCACTGTCTTCAATTAATGGACTACTGTGCGCTGTCCGCACAAACCGCTTTGCTTACTTGACTTCCTTCTGAAATCTATGGGTATACTGGTTTTAGCCGGGAGAGCGACCTTTGGGGTCGCTCTCACCAGCGTACGCTGGGAGAATGCCACAGAAGTTGATATTGATAGGCGGACAAAGGCTTATCGATGGCAATTGGCGGAGCGCTACGCGCTGCAATCAGGGCAGGAAAGTTCGGAGTTGCGGCACGTGAGTCGCGCCAGAATGCGCGTGCGCTTCGTACGCTGAACCGCACGGGGGGCGTGGGGCGCTTCCAGCGCCAGCTTCCTCTTGAGGAGCGTGGGTTCGAACGTATGCTCGGGCGCGGTTACGGCGCTACGCCTCGGGGAAACGCCGTCATTGTTGACCCTGCAACGGGAAGCCGGACCGTTCTTAATCAGGGTTTCGATGACTACATGGAAGGCCGTCCGCCTTACCTGAACAGGTTTTACACGAGTCCTTACGGAACGCCTCAGATTGAAGCACCTTACGAGGGGTTTAGGGTTCTTCCTGGCAGGGTTGACAGATACGGCGATACTTCGCTTCCTCCAGGGCCATGGCAAGGAAGGGGTAGAGGAACAGAGTGGGCGGAACTTCCCGTTGACGGCGGTCCTCCGTATGTCAACGGGAGTTACTTTGAGCCCTTTCCTGGAAGAAACCCCGTCTTCCCCGAACGGTTGCAAACCTTTCCGTGGACAAGGTTTGGTCAGTATCCTGACCCAAATCCTTTCCCGATGCGATAGGATTTATATAATGATGAATAAGAAGGCAAAGTTGTCAAAGAACGTTGCGCCGCGCACGAAGAAGAAGTTGACTACTACCCAAAAGCGCACATCGAGTTCTGGGTCTCGCCGCAGCCGTGCTGGATACTGAGATTTAATCATGCCAACGTACTATCTTAACGGCAAGAAGTACTCAGGCCCAAAGCACAAGATGCCCAACGGCAAGTACCATACCGGTGCTAAGCACACGGCTTCGTCAAAGCCCTTGACCGTAAAGAAGAAGTAATGGCAAGGCCAATTTGGGAAAAGAAGAATCCTAAGAAGAAGTCAAAGAAGCTGACGCCCTCGCAAAAGGCTCAGGCAAAGGCTCGAGCCAAGAAGGCCGGCCGGAGGTACCCGAACATGGTCGACAACGCAGCGGTGGCCCGACGTGGCCGCTAAGAAGCCGACGAGCAAGAAGGACCCGCGTCTGGCTCGCGCTGGCGTTTCTGGGTACAACAAGCCGAAGATGACGCCAAAGCACCCGACTAAGAAGGGTATCGTTGTTGCCAAGGAGGGCGACACGATTAAGACTATTCGGTTCGGCCAGAAGGGGTACGGGCACAATTACTCCGAGGGAGCACGGACTTCCTTCAAGAAGCGTCACGCGCAGAACATTAAGAGAGGTAAGCTTTCTGCCGCCTACTGGGCTGATAAGGTTCTGTGGTCTGGGCCATCCGGCCCTCAGAAGACTCCGCCAAAGGGTAAGAAGAGCGTCTAATGGCTGTCCAAGCGGACAAAATTAAGATTAGAAAAGAATACATTGCCTGGTGCGCGACGCCTCAGAGGCTTCGCGTCCAGCTTGATTTGCCTAAGACAAAGCGCGAGTTTGCTGAACTCAAGGGCATCAACGAAAAGACGCTTCAGCGTTGGGGCAAGTTGTCTGACCACGAGGAACTTGTCGCGCAGCACAAGAAGAAGTTTGCTGCTAATCTTGACAATTCTTCCATTACCAAGGACATTATGAAGCCCGTGCCAGCAAAGCACGGAAACGCGCTAAAGAAGTTCGAAGACGCGCCTACTGTTACGCTTGAGGATGACCCGGTATGGCAGCCCGAGCTGTCAAAGGACGAGCTGCGCTACCAGCAGGTCAAGGACACGCTTGTCCAGCTAGCAACAGATGGACAGTCTCAGGCTATCGACCTTTACCTGAAGCACTGGGGCAAGCCGTTTGTCGAGGCGGAGCAGTCTACGACCGGGATGTTCCCGAACCTTTCTGACGAGGAACTTCTTGACCGCGTGTGCCGACTTCTTGGCAAGGAGGTCATGACAAGCTTCCTTGCGGCCGAGGCTGCTACTCGATGAACCGTAGGCAGCAACTTGAGCAGGCTTACGCCGAACTTCTTTGGCGTCATTATGCAAACAATCCTGCCGATTTCTTCAGGGACTGCGTGTTTGTGCCGGCCGGGGAGAAGCTTGGCGGGGCAGAGGGGCGCACAAATTTCGAGTTGTTCGATTACCAGGTTGAGACGCTACAGACGATTCGCGATAATCGTTATGTGATTGTTCTAAAGGCGCGTCAGCTGGGTCTGACGACCCTTATGATGGCGTATGCGTTCTGGATGTTGCTGTTTCGTCCGGGTTCTAACATCGTCCTAGTGTCAAGAAGCCAGAGCGCAGCAAACTCTGCACTTGAAATCATGGACTTTATGTACAACTTCCTGCCGGAGTGGGCGAAGAACAGGGGTCCTGGGGTAGAGTCTGACGCTGCAACCCACCATTCGTACCGCTTCAACAATGGAATTGTTTCAAAGATTACGTCTTACGCCGCCACAAAGACGGTGGCAGCCGGTCAGACGGCGACTCTGGTGCTTTGGGACGAGGCCGCACTGGCCGAATACCAGGAGGATGCGTTCAGAACCCTGCTCCCGACGACCGACGCAGGCGGTTCGATGGTGGTATTCAGCACCGCGCGTGGTGGTTACAACCAGTTCGCCCGCATTTACAGGGACGCGGAGCGTGGCGAGTCGCAGTTCAAGCCCATTTTTCATCCTTGGTACGCATCAAGATTTATGAATCCGCTTGCTGATATCGGAAAAGTCGACAATTCTCTATACGAATTAAAGCGTCGGGACATGTCGAATGAGCCTTGGCGCTTCTTTGCGGAGTATCCAAGCAGTTCCGAGGAAGCATTTCGTCAGTCTGGGCGCGCTAGGTTTGCAAACCTGCCAGATTTGGAAAAATTTGAGGCGCTGCCCTACCAGGGAAGCATCAACGTTGATATTAATGGCGCTCCAATGCTTGAAGCGAAGGGCGAAGGGCCGCTCCAATGGTCCGACTACGCTCTTTATGGGACGCCAAGGGGGTGTCGAGCCGTCATTGCTGTCGACCCATCGGGCGGAACGGGTGGTGACTACACCGTAATTACCTGCGGATGGGTGAATCACGACGGAATTCCAGTCCGCGCGGCCGTTTGGCGCTCGAATGAGTTCGAAGCGCAGGAGATTGCTGAGGAATCTTTCCTTCTTGGTAAGTATTTTGCCGACGAGACGGGCCGAGACGCCCTTATTGTGGTTGAAAGGCAGGGTGGGTACGGAGAAACCACCGTCCACGGCCTTCGTCAGATGGGCTACCGTAATCTTTACGTCCACAGGTACACCGGGCACCGTAAGTACAAGCAGGACACGTCCTATGGCTTCCCAATGACCATGACCAGGCGTCCGTTGGTGGTCGATGCGCTTGCTGGGTGGCTGGATTTTGAGAACGACAACGTTCTTATTGGAATTGACAAGGAACTCAGGCGAGAGCTAGGCGCGTTTGTGGTCCGAAACGATGGCAGAGTGGCGGCAGACGACGGAGAATACGACGATTTGGTCATGTCGACGGCAATCTTCGTATATGT